GTTTAAAAAATATCCATTTTGCTTTGGGATATAAGCAATCTGAGTAAAAGGAGCCATTAAAGAATACTCGTTATCATCATACTTAAATCTATAGCTAAATCTAACGAATCTATCCTCTAAATAATCTGGATCTCCTGGCCAATCAGAATCATCAGTCTTATTGGTCATGGTAGATAGAATCAAAGAAACATAAGTATTAGTAGTCAAAGCTGCCCCAAAACTAGGGGAAACGGTAATTCTAGTATTATTGCCCTGCAAAGCTACGTTTGTTACCTTTATATGATCTAGCCCTGTTATAGCCGAAGATTGTTCAGCGGAAACAACGGTAGCTCCTATGAACGGCATTATTGTTGATACTTGATCTCCAGCTACTTGAAAATATGCTGTTGATGATGTGTCCACCACCAGATTTATCCTATTGTACAACTGTATAGCCTGATAAGGACTATACTTTGCTACGGAAATTTGATGTTCTTGTGTGTAATATTCTTGCGTAGAAGCGCTTGAAGATCTTGCTCCATTAGTATTGCTTGTAAATAAAGCAATGTTTATTTTACGTGGCTGGTTTCTATTGTCTGTCCAAAATAATAGATTTTCAATTAAATTTATACCTATTATACGATTAGTCGTAGAAAAGTTTAAGAATTCGCCTTGCACTAAAAGTGTATAATTTCCCGAAGTATTATCGTAAGCATATATATAATGTTTAGATGTCGACGGTGCATCTGTAGGTGCAGAGGGGTTAGGGTCGGTGTAATCTGTTAAAAAAACAAATATTTGGTTAGTAGAATTATTATTTTTTATACCTATCACAGTAAGCCCGTTGCCTACATCTGTTTTAGCAATAAGATTATTACCTATAACGTTTTCAATAGCTCCCACATCGTCGTCTTCGGATCTACCAACAGATATATTCCGAGCATCTCTATATTCGCCGTTAGGCAATATTCTATCGTCAAGATCTTTATTCATCTTAGACTTTAGAAATGTGTTTTTTATTTGTTGAGCCATTTAATTATGATTTAATCCATTTAGATTTACCTCTCATCACTTGAACAATCTCCTCAAGTTTAACATTTGATAATCTTATTTTTGCATTTCTTAGCTTAGCTGATCTATCTCTTTTTAATCTTTGTATAACATACTCAGGTTGATTGATTCTAGATGCTAATATAGAATATAATATATGAGCATATAATGCTTCTTCCGCCATCTTAGGGATTCTTGAATCCAATTCGTAAGCTAACCCATCTGAAATATATTCTAGCACGATTAAGCGATCTTTTAGGTTAGAAGAAAAAGCTATTGTCCCGTCTCTTTCGTTCATATTAAACCAACCGTTTCTTTGAGTGTACTGAGGGTTGTTACCGTATCGTTCCCCTAAGATTGGGTTACCTGTTAGCCAACCTGAATAAGCCCAATAATCTCTAGCATTAATATTTCCGTTAAGCAAATTATCATTAGCCTCTGCCCATCTTTCCATTGTTATGGACGTACCCTCTAAATTGTCTCCGAAGTAATCTTGAGTAGGATCTCCTTCTCCGTCTTGAATTGGTACTTCATAAGGAGATATAGTCAAATTATTTGCAGGATATATAGGGTGTTTAACACCTAAAGCATCTATGTAAGATATATTAACATAATTTACATAGTCTTGAGGTATTATAACACTCAAGCTAGGAGGTATAGTTAATTCTTGCGACTTAATACTTCTTAAAGTATCATAACTAAATTCTTGTAAGCCCCTTTTAGCGTGAAATATTACGTCTGTTCTTTTAACATCCGGTATTAATTTATGCTCGCCTACATAAGTAGCTATAAATCCATTTATAACATCATTTAAAGAAGTATAACCGTAGCTTCCATAATTTTCTTGTACAGCCGTTCCTATAGCTTCTTCATTGCCAAAGTTGCCTCCGTCTAAAGATTTTAATTGTACTACTATGTATGTATTGATTGCAGGAGCAACTGTAAAAGTTATTTCATTATTTACAACTGTATATGTCCCAACATATTCGGTATAAGTTCCAGGTATGTTAGTAGGACTGGTGTAAATTTGAAAATTGTTTAATCCATATTCCGGTAACGCCGTATTTGAAGTAGAGAATACTAAGTCTGTGTTAAAAGTTGTAGTAACTTTTCCGCCTCCATCAGATAAAAATCGCTGAGCACCAGCGTAGTATTGTTCATTAGTTTCGGTTATTAAACCGCCATTAGGTATAGGCATATCTTATAATGTTGAGCGTTGTACTTCTTGTTGAACTTGTTGAGCAGCTACATTAATTATTTGCGGGTCTCTTATTACAACTCCAGAATAAAGTAATATTTTTAATATAACATTAGTTTGTTCTGTTTTTGATAATTCAAAGTCAACTGAATTAGTAGGGTTATACTGATAATAGTTTTGCCCTGAAGGAATAGTAAAATTCCAAATTACATCTAAAGGTTTTCTTAAATAACTTACAGTTACATCCGATGTAATAGTTTGGGGATACACATACAATTTGTGATTTTCATACAAATATATTGGGTATGTAGTAGTAGGCGCAACTAAAGGTGTAGTGTTTATGTATAAAAGCTCGTTTCGCTGCACCAGCTGAGCTTCTATACTGTCTTTATATATTACAGTACCAAGTCTGTAGAAGTCCTCTGGGGTCGCTGTAACAACTATAACTGCATTATTTGCAGGAACAGTATTAAATATTATATTAGCTCCACTAATTGTGTATGCGGTTGTAACAACACCATTTATAGTAACGGATATTACACTGCTTGCTAATTGTGAAGATGTTATAGAAGTAAATGGGAATGATATAGTTGTGCCGTCTCCCGTAAAACTTTGAGTAGCCACACTAGCCCCCGATGTAGTAGGTAATGTAAAGTATTTACCCGGAGCAACGTAAGTAGTATCTCCATACTCCTTAAAAATAGAAATGTCTTGATCTACATTTTTAATACGATCTGCGTATTCCGTATCATTATCAGGTCTACGAAGCTGTTGATTTAATGTGTCAAAATAACTTTCAAATATTTCAAGCTGTACTTGCGTAGCAACCTTATTAAATTCATCTGGTGATAGGTTACCTCTCTGTTCTTTGTTAAGAATAAGCAACACCGTTTTATAAACTATGTCTACATTTACTGCCATTTTATTTTTTTGTTATAAATATTAACCGGTCTCACTTAAGAAACCGGTCAATAATAATTCACCATCTATAATATAATTACGTGTTTTTTTTAAAAACTACTAATTAAATTTCTTTTCTATAGATCGGTATACTTCAACTCCTTCATCGGTTTTAAAATATGCTGCCATAGCTGAGTATGGGTTTTCGTCAAAAGGTACAGACATTAGCTTTCTACCATTAGATGTCCAAGAAAAAGTTCTTTGATCCTGTGACAAGGTAATTATATTAGCCTCTGTAGCTTTAATAGCTACATTTCTAAGTCCTACATTTTCGTCTTGTGCTAATTCTAAAAATAAAGCAGGGTTGTTATTTGCAAACAATCGTAAATCTCTTTTAATTTCTTTAGAGGACAATTGATTAACTGCGTTACCCATTTCTACTCTTAATATAGCTTCAGCATCGTCGATATCCATATCTCTAGCAAATACCGCTGCATCTGTTTGCAAATCAAGTAACTCTAGATCGTCATAAGCTTCTTCAACAGGGTCATATTCCTCGTAGATTCTTCCTTTTAACGGATGATATAATGAAAGTAGTTTTTGTAAATTCTGTTGTGTTTTAGGAACTCGTAAATCCCCATCTCTAAACATAATATGTCCTAACGTAGCTTCTCCTTCTTGTTCGCTTTTGAAAGGCGAATCATGGTTAGTTGCATATCTAATTTCTTTTTGTGTACCAGTTTCTTCATCAAAATAAAGCAGCGCATGTTTTCTAGTATGCTTACCTGGAATAGTTAACGTAAGAGGGGTGTGTCTACCTACTAAGTAGTACAACCTATCTTTAATTTCCCATTTAGGTTTTGCTGGTTTTTTTGGTGCTTCTGCAACCGGTTTTTCAACAGCCACTTTTGGGGCTGCTTCTACAATTTGTTCTTCTTGTGCAACTTTTTTAGCTGCTGGTTTTTTATTTGCCATAATATAATATAATTAAATAGTTAAAAATAAAGGGAGGACCCGAAGGCCCTCACCTCTAGTATTAAAATCCTTAGATTCCTTTGAATAGTACAAAGTTGTTAGCCGCTTGAGTAATCAAACATCTTTCAGATAGGAAGTTTACTTCCATTGCATCAAGAGTTGAATTACTAGCACCTCCAACAGATCCTGTTAACCAAGATTTCATTCTACGGTCATCAGTTTGAGAAGCTCTGTATCGTACGTGTAAGAATGGACGACGAATGTTAGTTCCTAAAACTTGATCGTAAACAGTTGAAGTTCCAGCTGGTACTAATACACCTTCGATTGAATTAACTCCGTTGATTGCTCCACGAGTGGAAGCATCGTTTAAGTATTTCCAATCTGTTTTGTAAAAGTCGTAAGATCCTCTACGGAATCCGCTGAATCCTAAGTTAAGTGCCATGTCTTCTGAATTTTCAAATAATCCATAAGCAACACCTCCAGTAGCTCCGCTAGAAATAGCTGCAAGCATATCATCAAAGTCTAAAGCAGTTTGACGGTTTAAGAATAACATGTTTTCCTCGATTGCTCCTTGAGTGTCAAGGTTTTTAAGGATAGCATCAAATTCATTTAATCCGTTAGCAGCTGTGAATCCAGTCTCTACATTACCTCTATCTTGGATAGCAGCAAATAAACCTTGTGTTCCTGGCTGAGTTAATGGGTTAAGAGTAGATGCATTTAATTCACCTTCTACCATTGCCATTTCTAAGTAATCTTCAAAACGTAAACGTGTTTCAGACTCAGCTTTCAAATACCATAGGTATCCGTCAGTTCCGTCCTCAGTCGCTACATTTACCCATCCGATTTGTGCAGTATCAGATCCAGATACAACGTACTGATCTCTAATAATGATTGGTGAGTTAGAAAACTGTGTTAATACAGGTTCTACGCTAGTTCTAGCAGCTGAGTTTCCAGCGCCACCAGCAGCTAATGTAGTTCCTTTAGAATAATCAGATCCGTAAACGAATACTTTTAATCCAGTTGCAGAGAAACCTTGAGTAGTCAAAGTTGTTCCAGCAAATGACTGAATAGTAATTGTTCCAGCCGCTCCAAGTGTAGATGCTGTTACAATACCTTTAGCCTCTAATCCAGTAGCCGGATCTAAAACAACAACAGTATCATTTACTGAAATTACATTACTAACTCCAGCAACAGCGCCAGGGTTAAGAGTAATTACAGATAATGTACCAGCTCCGTTAGCTTGAGATGCTCCAGCGTAAGAGATGTGTAATCTGTTTTGTTCAGACCAAATAACTTGATCAGATGTCATTGGCATTTCAGCACCAACCATTCTTAAAAATCCAGATAACGTTCTGTTTCCGTAACGCTCCACTTCTGCTTCGTAGATTTCTGGTAAATATTGCTGAGCAAAATCAGCAAAGTTAGTAGGAACTCCACCGCCTCCGCCGTTGTTATTCCATTGTAAATAGTTTGTAGCAAGTAATTGCTGTGTTTGTGATGGGACTATGCTCCCAAATTGTGGTAATAAACTCATTGTTATTAGTTTTTAAACTTTTTAATTTTCAATTTTGCGGAGTCCGCTCCAGAAACTGATTTGACTTTATACGCACCAAAACGAGCACTTTCAACTGGTGCTGCTTTCCTAGCTTCAGTAGATGTATTATTAGATTTGTTTACAACATCTCTAATAGCATCTGCTTTGCCTTGTTCGTAGAAGTGATTTGCTATTTTATCAGCATTTGCTCCTGTATATAAAGCCTTGTGATACCCTTTAGTATCCTTAATCGTGCCATCTTCTCCAAGGAACTTCCCTATGAAATTACTGATGTCTGATTGTTTTTCTCCCACCTGAGCAGCATTTTGTACTCCATACCTAAACTTTTTTTCTCCTAAACTAAAATCGAAACCTTCGAAATCTTTATTGAATAATTGTTCAGTTTGAGTTTTAAACTTCTCATGGTTTTGGGAGTTTCTTTCCTGATCCTCCTTATATCGATTAAAAAAGTCCGATGCTTTTTGTTGATCTTCAGAAAGACTTGGCGACTTCAACTTGATGTCATCATAATATTTTTCTTTAGTATCTTCTAAAAACTTACGGGCTTTTGAAACCTCTTCTTTATATGCGAGTTTTTTTCTTTTGATGTCTCGCTCTTCATCAATATCTTCATCAAATGCAAAAGTATCTTCGATCATAAAATCGATTTCTTCTTGTGACAAATGAGGCTTAGTGCTTTTATAGTATTCTTTTACTAAAACGTCTCTATCTACATCTTCGTAGTTAGTATTTAGCCTAAGGTAATCCTGCATAGTTCCACCTGTTTCTCTCATAAAATCTACCAGTTTAGTTATATTTTCTGGTAAATCATTTTGAACAGGAGCTGGTTCTATAACTGGTTCTTCAGCTTTTATTTCTTGTTGTTCTTCTTCTTCGGTAATCTCTTTAATGACTGGTTCGGATGTTCCTTCCTCCACTTTTTGTACATCTTCGGCTTGTTTATTCTCATCCACACCATCTGAGCTTGACTCTTGAACGGCATCTTTTTCTTCTTTAGGAATTACTACTCGGGTTACATTACTTGGAACATCGATTAAAGGCTCCCTGTTTTTAGCCGCCAACTGTTCGTCAGTTAGTTTAGGCTTGGATTGGATCTTAAAAGATCCTTCCGTTTTTACTTGTTCATTCATGATATAATATTATATAATTATTAAATACTTATTTAAGAAGGGTCAAACGAAGATAAATCAAATCCCCCCATCACATCATTGCCTTGTGATTCAAAGTTTTTAGGCATACCTTCTGTTTGTCTTTGTTGTATAAGTTCGCTTTGCTGAGTGCCTTGTATTTTTACTCGTTTGTCTTTACGATCTTCTATTTCTGCTTCTTTATTTTTAGTGGCACCTATTTGTGCTTGAGCCAATTGCATATTGTACTCAAATTCAGTTGCCATTAATTGCTTTTTTATTTGAGCTTCAGTTTGCATTCTTTGTATTTCAAACTGTGACTTAGCCTGTTCGATAGCCACTTTCTCCGCAGTAAGAGCTTGTTGTTTTTCAACCTCAGCCATTGCTGCTCTTTCAGAAGCTTGAGCGTTAGCTTCAGCTTGAGCTTGTATATTTTTTTGTGTTAAGGCTTCTTCTCTTTCTTGCTTCTTTCTGCGCTTAAGCTTTAACATTTGATTAGCAAGCTTGAGGTTTTTGATTTGTTTAATGTCTATCGAATCCTCAATATCTATTTCTTTCGTTTGTAAAGCTATTTGTATGTTTTGTTGCAGCTCAGCTGTTTCTTCTTCGTCAGGCTCCATTTCTAAATATATACCAAAATCGTGTAAATTTAGGTTTTCCATTTCTTTTAGAGTTTCTACGTTAAACGTAGATACACTATTCATTAATGAATTTTTAGTAAGTGGAAAATTTAGTACATCAGCTATTTTTAAAGAAATGTTTTCGCAAGTACTAAGCGCTAAGAAAAGACTAGCATCTTGTATATGCTTAGTAGCCACGTTAGAAGCGTTAGCTGCCATTTTTTGTAGACCAACTAATGAATCAGCAGAAGGTAAAGATCCGTCTCTTGCTTCATTTAATCCAGTAACATCTCTAATCATTTGCATATTGTAATTATATGCTGTAATAAGAGATTGTATTTTGCCCATTCCATTTGACGAAGACAGTTCTTGAATTGGTACTTTACCCCTGTTTATATCTCCTTCTTGTGTAAGTGATCTACCCACAACAGAACCGGTTTGAAAATACATATTTAATGCTTCAGCTGGATTGTAGTTTGTTCCATTACCTAAATCAACCTCAGCTAAACCGTCCATATCTAAAAAGATACCATCGGGAACCATTCTGGATAATACTTGTTGTATTTTTAAATGAGTTAGTTGTATTACGTCGGCAAAACCTACACATTTACTTATTAAAGATTGTATTTTACCTTTGTACATTCTTGGTGCACATAAGGAATAACTCATTTCTACGCGGGTGGTATCTGCCATTGGTCGTGTCATGTTTTCTGACATTTCCCATTTAAGCATTATATCTGTTCCAATTATCTTAGCCCCCTCATATAATACCTCTATAGATCTTGAAACTCTTTCAAAGTTATCATTAGGAGGCGGATTAAACTGATCAGTTTTTTCAATTGCCTTTTCTAAACCTGAATCTGTTTTCTTTATTTTAAAAACTTGGTCGGTATATGTTTTGTATTCGAAATACAATACTTGAACAGTATTGTAATCATAGCTTTCAAAACCTCGAATCATTCTTCGATTACCTGGCATGTCTTGAATTCTTTCTAACTCTTCGTCCGATATATTAGGAAATTCTTTTTTAAGCTCTGGTATAGTTATAGATTTAACTTCGCCTACGTAATATATGTCTTCAAAGTGAGGATCTTCCGTGTAAGACCAAACGCAATAAGCAGGATCAACGTAATCTACTACAATGCCTTCAGCTGGATTAAACGATGTTTTGGTTACACCTATTCCTATATTAACCAAATCTTGATTTACTCTAGATTTAGTTAAATCAAATTCGTTAGTAGCTAATACGGTATTAATAGCTTCTTCTTCTGCCACCTCAATAGCTTGCTTGTAGCTAAGCTGCATGTGAAGATCTCTTTCTTCTAAAGACTCAGGTAAATTGTCTGGTGATATATTAGATCTGCTTAAGTTAACGTTAACCACTTCAGATGCTTGAGCTTGCTCGTTTTTAGTTAACATATCAAACAACAAGTCCTCTGCAAAATCAGTTCTTTTCTTTAAAGACTCCGGATCTTGAGCATAAGAAGTTAAGTCGTACTGTTTTTGTGTTATGCCATTGGCAACTATGTTAGAAAACTTAGAAAGTATAGGAACAGGCTTCCAATCTAAGTTAAGATAAGACAAATCGCCATTAATAGCTAACTCATCCTTATACTTTTGTACGCTTTGTTCTCCTCTGGCATATAATCTTAAATTATGAAAATTATTCCAGTTT